CTTAACAGGCACACTATCCGGGAGCGACACAGCCCATGCCCCCACGGTCAAAGCCGTTTTTGACGCCCTGGCCCTCAAGGCCCCCCTTGCGAGCCCGTCTTTCACCGGGGCCACGTCTTTCGCTGCGGTCGGCCTTCCTGAAAAAACACCGGTCAATGCCACCGGAACCACGCTGACCCTGCCCGTTGCGGACCTTGCCATTCTCGAAGTCGGGGACACCATCGTTTTCGAGGAAGTGACCTGCACGAAAGCCGCTGCGCCCGAAGCGGGTGAATTCAACAGCGCGGCGGAACTCGCGGCCCTCTTGAATGCTCTTGAAGGCTGGACAGGGGCAGAAAACGCGGGCGTTGTTACAGCGACATCGGATGCTCTCGGGGTCGCGCAGAATGGGAAGGCCGCGACCATTACTCACCGTGGCACTTCAACGAGCGGCGGATCGGAAGTGGCAAAAGCGTCGGGTGTTCTTTCCGGAGACGAGCTGGCCCAGCTTGCCCTGGGCGATAGGGTGATCTTTGACGAGGCAACCTTCACGAAAGCAGCGGACACAAGCGTCCCCGCGAATACGTTCGCCGATACGGCAGGTTTGATTTCGTGCCTTGACGACATGACGAATTGGACGGCGGCAATCACAAACGTAGTAGATATCAAGATCGAAGCAGCCGAGAACGGGGAGGAGTATAACGACAAGATATGCAACCTGATTTACGTGAGAACGTCTGCCGGTGCCGGTGCCGGCACGGTTGGTGTAGCTAATGAAATATGCGCCGATGAAAATTACATTTATCATTGTGTAGGCATAAACACCGTGTCCGGTGCGAACTGGCGGCGAATTGCTCGCGGAGAAGTTTATTAAGGTGAAGGTATGAGTTTAATTTGTGAAGACGGAAGTATCGTTACCGGCGCGGAGTCATATTGCAGTGTTGCCGACGCCTCCGCATATCACACGGCAAGGGGAAACGCGGCATGGGCTGCTCTGACAACAGATGCTTTGCGGGAAGCGGCACTTAGAAAAGCCACTGATTTTATGCGGCAGGTTTACCGCTCCCGCTGGCAGGGTTACAAGGTGAACGAGGATCAGGCGCTTGATTGGCCCCGGTATAATGTTGTTGTTGAAGGCTATGCTGTTGATTCCGACATCGTGCCGACTGAAGTAAAGAACGCCTGCGCTGAATTGGCGTTGAAAGCAAGTGCGGCTGAATTGAACCCGGACTTAACGCAAGGGGTGCTGTCTGAACAGGTGGGCAGCATTTCCGTAACCTATGACAAGGCATCACCACAGTTCACGCGCTACCGGGCGATTGACGCGATAATTTCGCCGTATTTGAAGGCGGGCGGTGGCGGCTGTTCGATGGGGGTGATTAGATCATGATTTACAACGGCGATTGCTTAGAAATTATGCCTACGCTGGCCGATAAGAGCATTGACCTTACGGTTACGTCGCCGCCCTATGACAATTTGCGGACATATAACGGCAATTCGCAGTTTGACTTTGAGGGGATAGCAAAAGAGCTTTATCGGGTTACGAAAAACGGTGGAGTGGTGGTTTGGGTAGTAGCAGACGCAACAATCAAGGGGAGTGAAACAGGAACATCGTTTAAGCAGGCTCTGTATTTCAAGGAGATTGGGTTTAATCTTCACGATACGATGATTTACATGAAAGATGGTATTTCGTTCCCTGATAAGAACCGGTATCAAAATTGTTTTGAATATATGTTTGTTTTTTCCAAGAGGGCGCCGAAAACAGTGAGGCTCATTCAAGACCGGCAAAACAAGTCATTTGGTCGAGTAGTTACGGGAACCGACAGGAATGCAAACGGGGAAACACGCAAAGCCAGCTGCTTCGGACAGGCAATAAAAGAAAAAGGTGCCCGTTGGAATGTTTGGGAAATCAAGGCAAATAAAGGGAATTTTATCACAGGACACCCTGCTATGTTCCCAGAGGCATTAGCGCGTGATCACATCCTTTCATGGAGCAACGAAGGCGACACGGTTCTTGACCCTTTTGCGGGAAGCGGCACGACCGGAATAGCAGCACTGAATACAGGCCGCAAGTTCATCTTGATCGAAAAGGACGCTGGATACTGCGAAATCATCAAGAAACGGATTGAAAGCCATCAACCATTGCTTCAGGCGGTGAATCAATGAATACTTTTAACGACATACAGGAGGTCATATCCGTAGGGCGATTGCCAGCGAATAGCCTTGTCAATGCCGATTGTCTTGAAGCGATGAAATACATTGAAGACAAATCCGTTGATATGGTGCTGTGCGATCTGCCCTACGGCTGAGGCACGACTGCTTGTAAGTGGGATACCATAATTCCTTTTGAACCGTTATGGAAGCAGTACAAGCGGCTGATAAAGGACAACGGGGCGATAGTCTTGACGGCAAGCCAACCTTTTACAAGTGCTTTGGTTATGAGTAATCCAAAGATGTTCAAATATGAGTGGATATGGAAAAAAAGTAGAAAAAATGGGTATGTTCACGCCAAAGGTATGCCGTTAAAAGAAACAGAGAATATACTTGTATTCTCAAAAGGTGATGTTTATTCAAAATCTAAAAATAAAATGAAATATAATCCACAAGGAGTCGTTCCGTTTTCTGAAGAAAGAATAAACTATGTTAAAACAACAAAAACAAATCAAGGTGGACATAAAGTTGGGTCAAAGTGGAAACAGAATGGTGCGTTTTATCCAACAAACATAATCACTTTCAAAAGTGAAAGTCCTAAAACACAAGTCCACCCCACACAGAAACCAGTAGCCCTCTTTGAATACCTTATTCGCACCTACACGAATGAGGGCGACACGGTGCTTGATAACTGTGCCGGAAGTTTTACCACGGCCATAGCCTGCATGAACACGAACCGTAAATACATCTGCATTGAAAAGGATAAGAAGTATTTTGAGATTGGTAAGAATAGGATTGCCAACCATCAGCCACTTTTACAGGCGGTGAATCAATGACCTTTTACACGCGCTTACAGAATACCGCTCAGAAGCTATTAAAGGGCAAAGGCCAAAGCCTGACACTCACCAAAATCACCGCCGGAACTTACAATCCGGCGACGGGCGGCTTTACCGGGGAGGGTACATCAACGCAGACGGCTTATGGGGCGGTGTTTGATTATGGCGCGAAACAAATTGATGGAACGCTTATCAAAGCGGGCGACAAGCAGTTATTGCTTTCCGCAGTCAAGACGGACGGCACGGCTTTAACGGCTCCCGTTCTGGGTGACACGGTAAGCATCGGCGGCGTGGTTTATACGCTTGTGGAACCTTTGAAAACCGTGGGCCCTGCCGGAATTACAGTCATTTACGAGGCGAATTTAAGAGCATGAAATGGGATAGTCAGAACGTAAGATTATATTTTTTTACAACGCCCGCTGTCCAGCGAAATGGGGGTTTGTCTGATGATAGATTCACCCGTAGCTTTCCATTATTTAGAAATCTGGTGGATGTAATGATCGAATTTGCAACCCAGACTTTTGAGCCGTTTTTAAGCATTTTTCGCAGGGGAAGTAATAATCCGGGCTTGTATCGTTCGGCGTCGGCTGTGGAGCTTACATCTAAGTCAACGAATGTTCTAAACATTTTAAGCCTCCTTATTTGTGGATATTATAGAACAGAAACGACGAAAATGTCAAGCAAATTGAGGGTGCGATGAGCTTTACAGACGACATTCAGAAATTTGCCCAAAAATGTGGAGCCAATGCTGATTTGGTCACGCGCAAAGTAGTGCTGGACATTGGCCGAAGCCTTGTCGAGAAGACACCAGTCGGCAACCCTGACCTTTGGCAGAACCCGGACAATAAACCGGACGGGTATGTCGGCGGACACGCAAGGGCGAACTGGAGCCATTCAATAGGGGCGCTGAACCAGCAAGAATTTGACGAAATTGATGGCAAGGATTGGAACGGACACAATATATCAAGGGGCAGAATAGAGGCCGCTTTAGATGAGATTCCCAAAATGGCCGGCAAAGTCCACTACATTCAAAACTCGTTGCCTTATATGCAGGCTCTGGAAGACGGGCATTCAACACAGGCTCCGGCGGGGATTGTGGCCGTAACAGAAGTTGAGTTTCAAGATTATGTGCAAAAAGCAATCGGGGAATTAAGATGAGAACCAAAAAAACCGGCATTTACTCCATCTTAAATACAGTAAACAAAAAGCGATATATCGGGCAGGCATCCGATGAGGCGGCAGCATGTCTATAATTTCTATTAGGGCGGCAATAGAATCAAAGCTTGCTACGATTTCACCGGCTATCAGCACCGCGTATGAAAATGTGCCGTTCACGCCCGTAACAGGGACGGCATATCAGGCAGCATATCTCATGCCAGCGACGCCCGCCAACCCGACGATGGGCGACGGGTATTATCGTGAACAGGGGATTTTCCAGGTGACGCTCATGTACCCCTTGCAGGCAGGGCCGAAGACGGCGGCGGACAGAGCGGAGTTAATCAGGGCGGCATTTAAAAGAGGCACGACGCTGACCAGCGGCACCGTGAGCGTGATTATAGAGCGAACACCGGAAATCGGCCAAGGGCGGGTTGACGGCGACAGGTGGGCTTTGCCCGTGAAAATCCGGTGGTACGCCGGGATATATTAACATTAAACAAAGGAGAAATAAACTATGTGCGCAATGGCAAGTGGAATCGAAAAGAAAGTCGTTCTTGCTCCGCAGGCGACAAAGGGAACCTGTCCGGCGGCAAACCTGGCAACAGCCCAGTATTTGCGGCGGGTAACGAGTTCATTGAACGTAACCAAAGAAACATATCAGTCCAATGAAATGCGGGCTGACAGGCAGATTGCCGACTTCCGGCATGGCGTCCAGTCGGTTGAAGGAAGCATTTCCGGTGAATTGTCGCCGGGGACATACTGGCGGCTTATGGCGGCCATTCTTCGCAAGGATTTTGCAGACGGTGTGTCCGATGCGGCAAACAGCAATGTAGTTGCGGCCACTACCTCCGGCGCCGCGGGAACCTTCACTCGCGATGACGCGCTCGGTTCATGGCTTGCCGACGGGTTCAAAGTCGGGGATGTGGTGCGGT